GAGAGAGAACAAGCCCTCGGACGAGAAAGTTCCTGTTACAATCAAAGATGAAGACAGTGGACTGACGTTTACCTTGGATCTGAATAAGGATGATTTGCTGGGGAAGGACAACAAAGACAATAAGGAATCGGATAATACGCTCGGTGTTTCAGTCAACCGCCACGATGATCCAGAAGACTCAGAAGAAACATTAGAGAGTGTTCTGGCTGAACTAAATAGTCTTGTTGGGTTGGAACGAGTAAAGTATGATGTTCAGAGCTTGCTGAACTTCATTCAGATTTGTAAGCTGAGAACAGAGCGCGGCATGAAGGTGCCGACGATGTCTTATCATCTGGTCTTTACGGGTAATCCGGGTACGGGCAAGACTACAGTTGCGCGTCTTGTTGCGAAGCTGTATTACCTGATGGGTATCCTGCCAAGCGGACAGTTGGTGGAAACGGATCGAAGTGGTCTGGTTGCCGGATATCTGGGACAGACGGCGATTAAGACGCAGAAGGTTATTCAGGAAGCTTTGGGCGGTGTGCTTTTTATTGACGAGGCGTATGCACTTGCCAATGACAAAGAAGACAGCTACGGCAAGGAAGCTATTGAAACGATCCTCAAAGCGATGGAAGATCACCGTGATGAACTTGTTGTGATCGTTGCTGGCTATGATGAATTGATGCACAAGTTCATCGATTCCAATCCGGGCTTGCGTTCCCGTTTCAATAAGTATTTCCATTTCCCAGACTATGATGGAGATGAACTTCTGAAGATTCTCAAGCGTTTCTGTGATACAAATGGATATGTGCTGGATCAGGAGACGATCCCATTCCTTAAAACGAAGCTTGATGATATGTATGCGCATCGCGAAGAACACTTTGGCAATGCTCGAGCAATTCGTAATCTCTTTGAACATGCGATTAATCTTCAGGCAACTAGACTGGTGAAGGATCCAGAGCTAACCAATGAAGAGTTGGCGACGCTGACGACAGAAGATATTCTTCCGGCGATGGAGGTAATGTGAGATGGCTGAGCATACGTTTACGAATTGGTTGCAGTTCGAAGTACATTCTGCCAGATGCGCTCTCCTGAGGTTGTATGAAGAAGAAGCAAGGTTAAAATTTATTGAAGGACCGCGTCTTGAAAGAGAGTATATGGAAGCGGTTGGCAATTATGAGGAAACCGTTGTGCAAGAAGAGATGGAATGCGAATTGCTGACCACGAAACAAAGGCTTGTTCAGGCGGCAATCAATCGCAGAGAAGAGATCGATGAAGCCGCTATTGATGAGAAGATTAATGAGCTTCGCAAAGATATGACGGATGCTGCTGCCGGGACCCCTCCTCCGCAGCCCTATGCAGAGCTTTCGCCCGAGCAGTCTGGTGAACTGCAAGAGTTATATAGCAAGATTGTGAAGCAATTCCATCCGAGTATGCATCCAGAAATGACAGAAGCAGAGCGTCAACTGTATCAGAAGGCACAGGAAGCATATCGCCTGAGGGACCTTCAGGCACTAAACCTAATCTGGGAAATGCTGACGGCATCGGATGGCGAAGGATTCGAGTTAGCGTTTGAAATGTCTATGAGCGTGGGGAAGGGTGAAGAAGAAGTTCCAGACAGGGACTATTCGACAGACTATTCTTTGGCTTCTACACTCTATGGAAGCTTTATTCCGCTTCAGGAAGAAGCTGCTATTGTAGAGGAATGGGAAAACTATATGGACAAGACCAACTCTATGATGGAACAGATTCAGAAGATGAAGCAGGAGTTTCCATATAGCGCGCAGGAAATGCTTTCCGATCCGCAGCAAGTTCAGGCCTATAAGCAGGAACTGGAACAGCGGATGCGCAATGCTCAGAAGGAGCGTGAGCAATTGACGCAGGATATTCAGAAGATGATCGGAGGTGCAAAGGTTCGTGGATAAGCAAATGCAAGAGGCACCGCAATCTTTGCGCGGAAGGCTCTTCAAGAGAGATGACACCAGACGAAAAGAGCATCAGATTCTGGTACTTCAAACAGGGATTGCAGGACTGCAGCATCATATAGAAAATGAAGAAGAGCAGCAGAGAATCAATGATCTGACGCCGGGAACGGAACTCAAGCTCTTTAGAGAACCAGAGAATGAGCATGATGAGTGGGCGATTGCTGTGTATATCACGGATGACGATAAGCTGGGATATATATCTCGATTTAAGAATGAAACAATCGCGCGACTAATGGACGCTGGCAAGAAGTTTACGGCAATTGTGGATGATCCTGAAGAACGTGCTAAACAGGAAGAAGAAGAAAAAGGGATAAAGAGACGTTCTGCTTATACGGAGAATATAGCTCTGCCGTTTTCTGTGTATCTTGTCGAAATGGATTAAGTGTTGTATGCAAAGTGTTTATCACCTTTTTAAGTGCATGATGTATTAATTAAATTGGAGAAATCGATCTTGGCATAATATTATTGAAAAGAATAAAGAGCTATATGATCGCTAGATCAATATAGCTCTTTTGTGATTGTTGAATCAGCATTAAGAAGGTTGGCTTCTCGTAGCTTTCTTTGCAAAAGATGTAGGTTTTTGCTTTTAAGTTCACATTCCCAAATGCGTAGAACTATCCAGCCACGAGATGAAAATCGAGCAGTGATTTCTACATCATGCTGCATATTTCGTTCGCGTTTTTTATCCCAATAAGGTTTATTTGTTGCGGGCTTTGTATTTCGACAATCGTGGCCGTGCCAAAAGCATCCGTCAACAAATACAGCGATATGCTTCTTGGGGAAGATGAAATCAGGATGACCGATAACATCATAGTTTCTCCGCCAACCGGTGATATGGTATTGATCAAATAGAGCTATTAATCGCTGTTCAGTTGATTTGTTACCGTTCGATCGGACTTTTTGCATGATAGCAGATCTTTTTTCGACAGAAAACGTATCGCCCATTAATATCACCTAAATAGCCGCAGAATCTGTCTGCGGCTATGAGTCACTTTGCTATATCAGAAAGATACATGAAGTATTTCTTGGTAGCACAGGAAATAGTATCCATCTGGTTTGTTCCCAAGGGTAAATCAACTGGTTCCTTTATTTCGATGCCACGGCGGGATATAAGCTTAATTATTTCTGCTCCACGGTCCTTGGAAAACTCATTCTCGAAGGAAAAGTTGTCTCGCGTAGCTTGAAAAGCACGTTCCACACGATGTGCTCGAGACACGCAATCACGAATGAGCTTCTCATTCGTGTATATTCCTTTGTTGTATAGCCATTCTTTAAAGGCCTTCGGGTTCATAAATGATCCTCAACTTTCATGATCCAGTGCTTATCAAAACTGAGTGCTTTTAGCACGCTAGCTTTGTCAAGCTTTTCGGGTTTACGCAGACGCAGGTGTAACCGATTCTTAGGGATTTCTTCAATTATTGTAAATTGACTACCATGTGGTTGCCAAGTAAACTTATGAATATGCCCGATCTTCGAATATCCTTCTAGATTGCCACGGTTATTCCATACGAAATAATACTTTTCGGACTCATATCTGATAGTTTCAGTTTCGAAGACAAGGTATTCATCATACTCCGGCCCTTTTACTAGAACGACAGTTCGTGCGAATTTGAAATATTGTCTAATTCCAGAAACACGCTCATTCCAAATATCTAGAACCATTGAGCCAATTTCATTTGGATCAGCTTCAGTGATTCGATCTACTCCGAAGCTATAGGTTGGTGAGTTTCGGCCACTAATTAGTCTCACATGTTCTTGGGTTGAGATATTAGAACTTGACTTTACGGTTTTTGCACTCCAACAACAATTGTCTAGAACAACATCATCAAGACCGACATTTGATGGAAGCCATTTTGCCCCTATACAGTTTGCAAATACTTGTTCCCATTCGTTTCCTTCTAAAGACATCGCAGATTTTGTGGCAAGCATATATACAATCTCTTCAGCAAAACGCTCGATGAACGCAGATGGGAATTGATTCAGCGGATAGGGTGGAACCGCTTTGTTCACTGTACGCAGTCTTGGTTCTGGCATAAAAACACTCCCCCCAAGAAGAATATATATATATTCTATCACATAGACGAAAAATTGTATAGACTTCAACCGAATTTGACATTGTTCTACAAGAATAGAGTAACGGAGTCTCAAGTTTAACTGGACAATTAATTGATACTGAGTTATACTAAATGAGAAGTCTGCTTCGCATTTTTGTGAATTGGTGGTATAATTATGATTTCGAATGTAACAACGGTAAGAAAGCGCATAGGTATAACTCAGGAGGAATTGGCGAATCGGATTGGAATTAGTCGCAGAGCGTTATCATCAATAGAGAAAGCAGCTTCTATTCCGGCTGTTGATGTTGCAATTAGAATTGCAAATCAGTTGGGGGTAACGGTTGAGGAACTATTCTGGATATCAGAGAGCAGAGAGGACAAAAGTAAGGAAATGATTACACCTGTGGCGCACCCGGCCGTAACGCGATGGGAAACATTTAGATTCATAGATTTGTTCGCTGGTATTGGCGGAATTCGTTTGGGATTTGAATCTGTCGGTGGTAAATGTGTGTTTTCTTCGGAGTTTGATGAGGATGCTTGTAAAACGTATGAAGCTAACTTTGGAGAACATCCGTCTGGAGATATAACAAAGATTGAATCGCAGGAGATACCTGAATTTGATATTTTGCTGGGAGGTTTTCCTTGTCAAGCTTTTTCAATTATTGGAAAGAAGGAAGGTTTTTCCAATGAAACTTGTGGAACACTATTCTTTGAAATTGAAAGAATCTTAAAAGAAAAACGTCCGCCAGCTTTCATGCTGGAAAACGTCCGAAATTTAACGGCACATGATAATGGCAATACTTTCAGAGTGATTCGTGAACATTTGACAGCTTTAGGGTATCATGTACACGCAAAAGTCCTTAATGCACTTGATTATGGTGTTCCTCAGAAACGTGAGAGAATAATAATCGTTGGTTTTCTTGAAGATGTTGAATTTGAGTTTCCCCCGCCAGTTCCAAAGGAAGATAGAAAAACCCTTAGTGATATTTTGGAAAGCTCTGTAGATCGGAAGTACTATGTTCGTGATGAAATCCGGATATCTAGGTTAGCTCGTATCAATGACAAGAATTATCCAAAGCCTTATATTTCTCACGAAAACATGGCTGGTTCAGTTACACCCCATCCGTATTCGTCAGCATTACGTGCTGGTGCTTCGGCAAACTATATACTGATTAATGATGAGCGAAGACCTACTGAACGCGAAATGCTTAGAATTCAAGGGTTTCCAGACTCCTTCAAGATTGTTGTTCCTTATGGGAAAGTAAAAAAACAATGTGGAAATTCTGTCGCGGTACCTGTGATTAAAGCTGTAGCTAAACAAATGCTGAACGCATTAAGAAATCATGAACAGGGTAGAAGCAAAGAAGAATGATTCATAGAGCACATAACTGAGTGTGCCATGCATTCGATCAACCAAAGCTTGGCGGAGCAATCCTTTGAGAATTCTGGTATTGAGGGGTGTAGAAGATGGCAAAGCAGATCAAGAGCCAAAAAGGCCTTTTCGGTACGACAGTTCATTATGATGAGCGTGGAAGAAAAGTTGGTGAAAGCAGACCAGGCTTGTTTGGTGACACGATTCATTACGACGCGAAAGGCAAAAAGGTAGGGGAAAGCCGAAGAGGGCTTTTCGGAGGTACCAACAATTATGACTCTAAAGGTCATAAGGTAGGAAGATCTGCGCCGGGGCTCTTTGGCGGAACGAATCATTATGATAGTCATGGCCACAAGGTCGGAGATAGCCATCGAGGTTTCTTCGGAAGTACTAATACTCGCTGGGATGATGAACATAAGTGTTAAGCTGAAAGAATCGGATATTTTGTGGGAATAATGAAAAGTCGCTTTTTAAGCGACCATTTAGCCTAATAAACCTCCTATAATGTGGTCATAAACAAGAGATCACATCATAGGAGGTTTTAATTATGAAGAAGAATCTGACTGAACTGGTTTTTATCCTTGATCGGAGCGGTTCAATGAGCGGCTTGGAGAGCGACACCATTGGCGGTTTCAATGCTATGCTTGCTAAGCAGCGGAGAATGGAAGGCGAGGCATACGTCTCTACGGTGCTCTTCGACAATGAGAGTATCGTGATCCACGATCGTGTGGACATCCAAAAGGTTGAGCCAATGACGGAGGAACAGTATTCAGTTCGCGGCTGTACTGCTCTGCTGGATGCAGTGGGCAAGGCAATTCATCACATCGGCAATGTTCATAAGTACGCACGTGAGGAGGATCGTCCGGAGCATACGCTCTTTGTGATTACGACGGACGGCATGGAAAATGCCAGTCGACGTTATACGGCTGAGCAAGTGCGTCAGAAGATCGAACGCCAAAAGGCAAAGTATGGCTGGGAATTCCTCTTCCTCGGAGCGAACACCGATGCGGTTGAAACCGCCCGTCGTATCGGTATTGACAAAAAGAGAGCTGTGAGCTATCATAGCGACCACGAAGGAACCCAGCTGAATTATGAGGTGATCAGCGAGGCCGTCAGCTGTATGCGCAGTTCTGCAGAGATTCCTGAAAAGTGGTCTGAACGCATCGAAGAGGACTACTGCAGAAGGAGGTAAGCAGCATGACTGATGAAAACACAATCTTTACCGTGAGCGACACGCATGCCCATGTTGTGTTTGACGTGGACGACGGCGCGATGAATCTTGAGATGTCTTTGGAGCTTCTGCGGATGGCATATCGTGAAGGTATCCGAGACATGATCTGTGCCTCTCATAGCTGGGGCGATCTGGATCGCTATCATGAAAATCTGGAGGTTCTCAAAAAGGCAGCAAGGGAGCAGAAAATTGATGTGAATCTGTATCCAGGTTGCGAGGTGCATTGCCGGAAACAGGACCTTAGCGATCTGATCCATGAACTGAGTATTGGTTTCTTCCCGACAGCAAATGGAACAGACTATGTACTGATCGAGTTTTCGCCTAATGCCTATCCGGAAGATATTCTGCTGTATGCACGGATGCTGAAGGAGAAAACAGGCAAGAAGATTGTGGTTGCTCACATCGAGCGTTGTCGCCATCTTGAGAAACGCATGGATGTGGTTGAGCAACTGCAGGCTATGGGATGCCTACTTCAGCTGAATGCGTATAGCCTTGTCAGGGAATCACGTCCGGAGACAAAGGCGTTTGCGAGGCAACTGATCGCTGAAAAACGAATCACATTCCTTGGCTCGGATTGCCATCGGACGAACCATAGACCGCCTAAAGTTCAGGCTGGTCTGCGTTATATCCACGAAACCTGTGATCCGGCATACGCCCGTGCTATCTGCACGGAAAACGCACAGAAGCTCTTGTTTTACCGAATTTGAAAGGGGGCTCTTCATGATCGGAGCAATTGTTGGAGATATCGTTGGTTCCCGTTTTGAGTGGGACAACTACAGGCGCAAGGATTTTGAACTCTTTACTTCGAAGTGCTTTGCAACGGACGACAGCATTATGACGCTGGCGATCGGTAAGGCACTCATGGAGAGCAAGCCGGACTGGAGCGATCTTGCTGAGCAGGCTGTTCGCTGGATGCATGAAGTGGGCCGTCCCTATCCGCAGTGTGGTTACGGCGGACGGTTCTGGGACTGGATGTACAGCAATAATCCTAAGCCCTACAATAGCTTCGGTAATGGAGCAGCCATGCGAGTGAGCGCCTGTGGTTTTGTGGCGGAAAGTCTTGAAGAGGCAAAGCAGCTATCTAAGGCGGTAACAGAGGTAACTCACAATCATCCAGAAGGGCTCAAGGGGGCAGAGGCAACTACGGTTGCAATCTATATGGCTAGAACCGGCAGCACGCTGGAGGAGATCCGCGAAGTCATCGAGCGCGAATACTATCCGATGAACTTTACGCTTAATGAGATCCGGGATACCTATGAGTTCAACGAAACCTGTCAGAACACCGTACCGCAGGCGATGATGGCATTCTTTGAATCGACAAGCTTTGAAGATGCGATCCGAAACGCCATTTCTGTTGGTGGAGATAGCGATACGCTGGCTGCAATCACAGGCGGCATTGCCGAGGCTTACTACGGAGTGCCGGACGATATCCGGGCCAAAGCGGTCGGCTATCTGGATAACAGGCTCAAGGAAATTCTTGAGCTGTTTGAAAACAGGAAGTTGACTTAAAGCAATTGATATTGGGAGTATGTTAGAAAACAAGATAAAGGCGTCACTCGATTGAGTGGCGTCTTTTTGCTTACCCGGGTTAGTAACACCATTGAAAAACAACTAGATAGGAGATAATACAAATACGCGATATATTGGTATCCGTAGTTACAGGAAACGAAGGCAGTTTATCGAACTGTAAGAGCAAGGTGAGGCAAAATTCATGACAATTGTCGCTTCAGAAACGACCACTAGACTAATGGATTATGGTATTCTAATAACAACGGAGGAACCGAAGAATGTGTATTCTAAGGAAACTGTCTGCCATGAAACAAGCGCGAATTCATGCTGCTGCAGTAAAGGCGTTTATAAGAGATAACATCCGGCAAAAGATTTCTTATTCGTTACCTAAGAATATAAAGCTGGATGTGAATACTGAAGAAAAAGCGATACCCTCCGATATACAGTATTCTCTCGCAGTTGATGATGGTTTCTTTAGCGAATACCATAAATGGGAAAACTCGCAGAAGCAGATGGAGTCATTTAGCGCGATTGTGCTTAGAAAGATTGATGAACGAGGAATGAGCGCAAAAGATTTCTATAGCAAAGCGGGTTTGGGAAGAAAGCTATTCTCAAAGCTTAAAACAGATTATTGCTATCAACCTAATCGGAAAACAGCAATCTGCTGCTGTCTGGCACTCGGTTTAGATCAGAAAGAAACGGATGCGCTGCTTAAAAGTGCTGGATATGCGCTGGCGAACACAAGCTCTTTTGATCTTGAAATCCAGTATTGCATCGCACATGAGATTTTCGACTTAATGGATGTGAACGCGATTCTGTATGAACTTGAGGAGAGATCTCTTTAATCAAGAACGGAGGATGAATGATGGCCTGGAACATGCATTGCTATGGAATTAAGGGTATGGCTGAATCGCGAGATGATCACATGAGTCTTCTAGCTTACATGGCGGGGGAAGCAAAACCTATTCCTGCGTATAGCGGACATTACTTGAACTACTACATGAAGAGTGTTCAGTTTTGTCTTCAGGCCAAAAGAACCGAGGAGAAGCATTATGATATTTGCGGCTCTGATACTCATAATACTGACACCAGAGTATGGGCATGCAAGGTAAAGAGCGTATTAAAGAGCGATCGCGATCCGCTGATGTCAAAGCGTTTATTGGTGACAAGTCTTGATGATGATAGCATGGCAGTAATAGAACTTATCAACGCCGATATTCTGCCCAATTATGACGAGGATGATATTATCAGATTCCAAGTAATTGCCCAAGGTATTAGAGCGAAATACTATCTTGATGAAGAGCAATATCATCAGGCAGAGGGATTCGATATTAAACCTGGACATCCTACACTAAAGCCGGGGAGAATGAGTGCAGCAATGGGAAGCTTACTCCCCTTTGGCTTTTTGAACCAGCATCTTGTCAGAGAAGAGGGAAAACCTCGACCAGAAGTTGACTATGATGAAGATCTGCTTGTTCAAGTAACCGGTATTGCAAAGGCATTCGCTGTGAAGGATGTTGTATTTGAAGGCGAACTTATGACCCAATATGTATCTTGTTTGATTGATACGCCATTTGGGGAACTGCCGCTGGTACATACTTTTGATGAAGTGCCTGAGGAATTGAGGGACAATCTTAAAGCTGGCGCAGTAGTTACGGCTGTATGTACGCTTTCTGGCGATGTAATGATTCATGACTATGAGAATGGAATTATCCTGAATACTGAGAATAATCTGAAGCTGTTTAAGTCTGCTTTTGGCGGTAAGGAGCAATGGCCCAGACTATATCCTGTGCTTGATGAGAAATGCCATTATAACTCGGAAGGTTCAAATAAGGAAATCATTGGTCGCGACGAAATAATTGCGTTTTTAGCTGAACGGGAGAAAGTGCAGAATACTCCGGAGCTAACTTATCATGCATGTTATGGAAAACTGTTGGAACCTAAGTGTGATGAGTTTCTGCTGGCACATAAAGAAGGAGAACATGTCGTTGTATTGTGGCAAGGCGAAGAAAGAAGCTATGAAGCCATTGTCTTTCTCCACAATAATGAAAATGGAATGGTAGACGATATCTATTTGTGTAAAGATAGTAGATATGTATTCAGAACTTACGATATCTGCCCTCCATTCGAGTATAAGCCTGAAAAGAATCATAATTATCAGGATCTAAAGGGACAAGAATTCCTACAGGCATATTTCCGAGATCACGGGCTTAGAAGGCGAGAGATTGATCTTCTGGATTTCTGGGGCTATTTTAGAGAGTGCCATAATATGATTGCCGATCAGCGTGGTATGAAATATGCGTATGAGGTAACTGAGAAAATGAAGCACTACAGAGGATTGCCGGCTGAGTATATTTCGAAACACTTAGATGAGGCACCATGGTATTGGCCAACCGCAATGAAGTTTTATAAGCTCGGATATGAACCGCCAGTTTCAAATGAGAAAGTATGGGGAATCATGGAATGCGAGTATAAAGGCAAATGCTATTTGTTTGGAATTGGCAAGGATGAGGTAACTATTACCGAAGACATGAGAAAGAATGGCAATTGGAGCATATACACGTATTCGGACTGAGTGCTATATTAGTGTGTATTTACAGGGCATTATGCCAACTGGATTACTCGAAGCAAACAAAATACACCTCCTGAATGCTTATTACGCGTATATGGACATGTTGAGGAGTATAAAATGATCAAGAGTAAGGAAGAGATTGAGTTTGACAATCTCAGAAAGCAGATTCGAGAAAAACTCCAGCGAGGATATGGCATAACGCCGGGAGATAGTAGGCCGCTTTCTGAGCACATCCGCATTATGAAAGAGGCATTGGAAACCGGCGTTTTGCCACCGCCTGTAAAAGAAGGCGTCGTTGGTCTTATGTAAATAAACGACAATTCATAACCGAATTGGGGCGCTACTCGTTTGAGTGGCGTCTTTTTTTGTTGTCGGGGGTTCGAAATGACCATCTTTTTCTGATATCTTCAGAAGGCAGGCCCAATGAGCCTTCTGGAATGGAGAAGAGCTATGAACCAGCAGCAAAAAGAGCATATTACCAAGCTGCGTACCCAGGGGATCAGCTATGGCCGTATAGCAAAGACACTAGGGGTATCTGTTAATACTGTCAAATCATTTTGCCGGAGGCAGAAAGATCCAAGGCAGATTCCAGCATCGACACCAGAAAAGAAGCTAGCTCAGAATCAAAATAGAATATGTCCCAATTGTGCGGCGATGCTGTTACAGAAGCCGGGGCATAGACAGAAACGATTCTGTTCAGAGCATTGCAGACGATCATGGTGGGCGGCACACCCGGAGGAAGCAAAGAAGGAAACCTGGCGGAGTGCAACGTGCTGCCAATGTGGTAAGTGCTTTTCGTATTATCGGAACAGGAAACGAAAGTACTGTTCACAGCGATGCTACCAGCAATATCGTATTGAGATTGGTGGTGGTGCGCGTGTATGACGAGACTGACCTGATGCACTACATGGCTGCAATGAACATCATTCGCCAATGGCTCAATGGCGGTATGATTACAGCTGCAGACTACGCGCAAATTGATACAATCGTGGCCGAAAAGTTTGGTATCCCATCTCGGAGCATATGGCGCGAGAATAACTTGATAATCTTCGACACTAACGGTAATATGCCACCTACGAAAGGAGGTATATCTGTTGGAACGCATTGTTGAACTTATCAAGCCCCTGAAACTGGTTGAAATCGTGCGGCTGCGGGTTGCCGCATATGCCCGTGTTTCGACTGGCAAGGATGCGATGCTCCAGTCGCTCTCGGCGCAGGTTAGCTATTACAGCAGCATGATTCAGCAAATTGATGAGTGGGAGTATGTTGCTGTGTATGCTGATGAAGATTGCACCGGCACCAAAGAGAATCGCCCAGAGTTCAAGAGAATGCTCGAGGATTGTCGGGCAGGCAAGATCGATATGATCATTACCAAGTCGATCAGCCGCTTTGCGAGAAACACGGTCACCCTGCTCAATACGGTGCGCGAGCTGAAACGTATCGGTGTGGCGGTCTACTTTGAGGAACAGAAGATTAATACCCTGACAGCAGATGGCGAGCTGATGCTGACGATCCTCGCGTCTTACGCTCAAGAGGAAAGTCTTTCAGTAAGCGAAAACTGCAAGTGGCGTATCCGTGACAAGTTTGCTGAGGGGCAATCCACTTCGTTCAACATGTATGGCTATAGGCTGGTGGACGGAGAAATCCGGATTGTTCCTGAAGAGGTTGGGCTTGTAAGATGGATTTTTGATGCATACCTGAGAGGATATGGTAAGCAGGCGATCTGCAATATGCTCCAAGCTACTGGCATTCCTGGACGAATCGGAGGAGAATGGGTGCCATTCACGATTTACAGCATGCTTCGCAATGAAAAATACGCTGGGGATCTGCTCTTGCAGAAGAGCTTTGTTGAGGACCACCTGACCAAGAAGCATCGCAAAAATAGGGGCGAGATGCCAAAGTACTTCATTGCAGACAACCACGAGGCAATCATAGACAGGGAAAAATTCTTAAGGGTACAGGAAGAGATAAAGGCACGGGCTGAGTACTATCAGCATCCGCAGGGTGAGACAAGTGAGCTCACCTCGAAAATCAAATGCGGGATTTGCGGAAAAAGCTACCGCCGGTGTACGACAAAGGTAAGGAAGAAGTGGTCTTGTGCGACGTACATCACGCGCGGGAAAAAGAGCTGTTCATCAAATTCGATACCAGAAACAACATTGAAAGAAGTGTGCGCTTTGGCATTGGGCCTGCCGAGCTATGATGCGGAATCTGTGAGATTCCGTATTGAGTTCATTGAGGCCATGCCAGAGCGTACACTTCGTTTTCATATGAGGGATGGAACTTCTTGCGAGCTTCAATGGGAGTGGCCAGCAAGAGGTGATAGTTGGACAGAGGAAATGAGAGAAAAGGCAGCGGAGAGAGCGAGGGTACAGAATGCAAGGAAATCTGGCAACGCGTAAGGTTCAGGTAATCCCGGCAGCGCCGAGAGTGCAGCTGATGCAATCGAGCATCACACAAACGCGGATACTTAGGGTTTCTGCATATGCGCGTGTTTCAACCGATCAGGAAGAGCAGCTTACGAGCTACGAAGCGCAGGTCGATTATTACACGCGACTGATTAAGAGTAAGTCAGAATGGGAGTTCGTTGGGGTATATACCGACAAAGGCATTACTGGTACCAACAGAAAAAAGCGCGATGGCTTCAATCGGATGATCAAGGATGCGCTGGATGGAAAAATCGATATGATCATCACGAAATCAGTCAGCCGCTTTGCTAGAAACACCGTGGATACGCTCACGACGATCCGAGAGCTCAAGAGCCATGGAATCGCAGTTTATTTTGAAGAACAGAATATCAATACGCTGGACGGCAAGGGCGAGTTGCTGATTACGATCATGAGTAGTTTGGCTCAGGAAGAAAGCCGATCGATTTCGGAAAACGTCACCTGGGGTATGCGTAAGAGATTTTCGGATGGAAAAGTCAGTATGGCCTATAAGTACTTCCTGGGTTATGAAAAGGGGAAAGACGGACTGCCGAGCATTGTTGAAGAAGAGGCGCAGATTGTCCGCTATATTTATAGAATGTTCCTTGAGGGAAAAACTGGGGTCGGGATTGCCAAAGCACTTGAGGATATGGGCATCCCTTCGCCCATGGGATCAAAGAAGTGGTCCAATACGACGGTTATGAGTATTCTGCAAAACGAGAAGTATCGGGGCTCGGCAATCCTCCAAAAGACATACACGGTCGATTTTCTGGAAAAGAAGGTGAAGAAGAACAAAGGTGAGGTACCGCAATACTATGTTGAACACAGTCATGAGCCGATCATTGACCCGGTGGAGTTTGATCATGTGCAGCTCGAGCTGAAACGCAGAAGAGCAAATCGAGGTAGACACAGCTCAAAGAGCGTTTTTTCCTCGAGGATTGAGTGCAGTGATTGCGGGGCCTATTATGGACGGAAGGTATGGCATTCGAATAGCGAGTATAGAACGGAGGCTTGGCAATGTAATGGGAAATACAAAGGGGAGCATCGCTGCACGACACCACACCTTAAGGAAGAGGAGCTTAAAGCACGGTTTGTGAAAGCCTTTAACCAGATCATGACAGTCCGTGAAGGGGCAATTGAAGCTTGTAACATCACGATCGAGGCAGTTTGCGGTTTGACGCAGCTTGACCAGAAGATACAGGCTGCAACAGATGAGATTAGTGTATTGGTTGAACTTTCCAAGCAAATGATCAAAGAGAATGCGCAGACAGCTCAAAATCAAGCGGAATATCAAAGTCGCCATAGCGAAATGATCACTAGATACAATGCAGCAGAGGCACGGCTTAATGAGCTCAACCGAGAGCGGAATCGTAGGATCCAGATGAGGCAGGAGATCGAGTGGTTTATGGAAGGGATTAAGGGGCGAGAGGAATTGCTCACCGAGTTTGATTGCAGCCTGTTCGTGGCGGTTGTCGAAAAGATGCAGGTGTATTCGGATCGCCGGGTAGTCGTACGGTTCAAGAACGGAATGGCGATCGAGACTTGGGATGAATGACGGGCAGAAAAATAAGACCGGTCAGCTTTAGGCTGATCGGCCTTTTATGCTATGGGTTCTAGTCGGATCCCGGCAATTAAGCTATCAATAGCGTGAGTTTCTTTGGTTGGGAAATCATTACATGTTTCAGGACAAGAAATCAGGATTGTCAGTTGCGCGTATTCTTGATGATTGAAAGGATTACGAAAGCGTAGCTCATAGTATCGCTCATTGCCTGCCGTATATTTTACATGATGCCCATGGATTCCGTTGATGGTTATAGATTCTGGAACCAAGGCATGTTCACCAGCATTGATCAGTATCGCGCGCAGCTCTTCAAAGGTTGAACCTTTCGAAGAAGCAGCTTGAATGAATACGCTGTATTCCTTATTTGGTGAAATGAGACATAGGCAATTGTCAGAAACCGTATCCGGGGTTGTATTGAGATAGAAGCCATCAGGGACGATGAATGACATGCCGGGAATGTGAAAACGTCCATTGCGATATTGAATCATAGCATCACTCTCTCGATCAGGATTCGATGAATATGGTTTCGACATGTGTTTGCTGGGCATATTGAATGGTGTTTCTTGTCCCGCCAGGTTCACCATTGAATGCTGCGATCAAGAGCGAAGAATGATCGACCATCCACATATTACGCTTTTGATAGCAGCTCATTGAGAAATGAGGGGAGATTATGCGCGATAGATCGGCAGAATTAAGCACATTATGGTAACGATTCTGCCAATCAGGGCTCCAGGAATGCTCGAAACCTGGATGAGGAATGGCACAAATGAGATGTAAATCAGGATTGGCTTGTTTTCGTTCGATGACAAGCTCGGCAGCCCAGAGATCAACACCTTGAGCCATACCTGTAATGAATGTGCGAAAGCCACGTTGTATTGCCTGATCAATGGCCTTGGAAAGCACTGCTTTGATTTCTTTTTCGCTTTGCTTGAGTTTCCCGGGGCGATGGCCGGTAAAGCAGCAACGCTTTCGCCTTTTTTCTGCTTCAGATATTGTCATTACCTGTTACCTGTCGGATTCATTCCAGACACCTATCGAGAATGTTGTGTTTTCTGGAACACTGGGGATCAAGAAGGAGTAGTCTCCAGGCGTTTCAATTCTGTATTCAGCTTGCCCGTTTGTATAGGCAAATGGTGAGAGGCTGAATGTCTCAGCGGCCAGACGCGAAGCCCAGATCCGGCGATCGCTTATCGAAGGAAAAGCTTTTATAATGATGGCTTGTCCTTCATCTAAACCTTCTATAAAGATTCTGTGGTCACCAGCAGCGGAGGCTGTGCTTTTTGTTTGGTGTACTGGAACCGATGCAAACACAGTAAAAGCAAGCACACCGAAGAAGCACAGCAGAATTATAAGAAAACACACGCGATGCCAAGAGTGTCTCATGATCGTACTCCAGCGAGATTCACCGTGCGTGTAGGCACACAGTTCTCGTAAAATCACTCAGTTGGTAGATCGTACCTCTCAATTATAGCATGTCGTGGTGTGGAATAGAAGATGATCGACTCTAAAAATCACTCAAACATTTGAATGCAATCTCTCAACTGAGAGATTTATCGCCACTCAAAAATCATATAGAATTAACATGGGTGGTGATGGTGTGATTGATGTGGCTGAACGTATAAAAGTATTGATGGAAGAGCGTGGCTTGAACATAAATACTTTGGCGAAGAGATCGAACCTGTCCTGGACGACGATCAACAACTTTTATTCTCGTGAGACGATTCCGACGGTTCCAACTCTTTCTATGATTTGTGATGGTCTAGGCGTCACCCTTGCTCAGTTCTTCGATGAGGATGGAAAGACGGTTGAACTTACTGCTGATCTGCAGCATGTTGTTGATCGGTGGGGACAGCTTACCGATCGTGAGAGACAAGCGATCAGTGAAACAATGGATATCATGATTGAGAATCGTAGCCAAGAAGGCTAATCTCAGATTATTGTAGTTAAAGGCGGATACTCGCAGGTGATGTGAGTGTCCGCCTTTTTTATTATGCAATTCGGTGATCGACATCCAAGCAGGCATATTGGAGGATGTCTTCTGCTTTGTATTTTGTATTGAGCCAGTCTCTGAGCATCGACTTGGGGAGAATGACGGGCATGCGATTGTGGATGAATTCGATGCTTGGAGCCGGGGATCGTGTGAGGATGGAGAATACAGGTGTGCCTTGTTCTAACCTGTAGATACCTGCCATATAGATTATGTTTTCTGCAGTGCTGCCAATGGCATGTTTGATCTTAGCACGCCCGTTTTTCTCCCACTCAAAATAGTAGCTAGCAGGAATGATGCAACGTCGCTGTGCCATTCCATCTTTGAATGTCGGCTTTTCGCTGGCGGTTTCACTTCGTGCGTTAATCAGCCGGTTTCCATCAGATGTTGTATAGCCCCATTCCATGGCAAAAGGGGTAGGCTTGAGGGTTTTGCTGTTCGCGATGACGGGGACAGTATCGCTGGGAAAGACCTCGCCAGACGTTTTTAGGGCAGAAGTGTTGCTGGAGGGCTTTCTGTTAAGAATATCAATGATCTGCTGAAGTTCCTCAGCTTTATCGTCATCGATAAAGTAACGTCCACACATATTACAGCCCTCCTTTACGAAATGGTCAAACTGTGATCAATGTCGTATACAGGTACACCAAGGCCTAGAGCGTAATTGCTGTCTTCAGATGCAGTAGAAGAGCCGTCGTGGAGGAGCAAGAGCATATCAGCATTGGTGATCATATAGAGATCGGTTGTGCGTGTACAGAGAAGAGGCTTGTGCTTCAAGTCGGTGACAATATCTGCCTGTTCACATAGGCCTTGAGTTGTTGCGAGGGTATCGGTGCTGGCGGCTGATCCAACTCGAACGATCTCAAGTAAGACATCACTATATGCATCGCGTAAAGCGATGACGGCTTCGGCCATATCCGTTTCAAGACCTGGGCGACCGCTGCTGATAAAATGCTTGTAGCCGGATCGGATGAGGTGTTCGATCTGCGATTGCGATGAAGAAGTGGAGTAGTGCTTGCTGGAGTCTCCGCTAATGAACGCGCAGCGCCTGAAGCTGGGATGAGGAAGGCGACGAGTATTGTTCTTCATAGTCAGTCACCTCCGTCATCAATTGAGCACCTGACAATACGGCTGACATTGCTCTTCAGCTGGCTAGCATCCAAAATGCCAGAAAACGAAACACCGACGACATCGGAGGGGGTCTTTTCGAGATTGCAATCAATGCACAGAACGCCGCCGTCTGCCACCTCAATACGAACACGCTGCGTACCATCGCTGGAGGGGGTATTCATCTCGATATTGCGTCTAAGGATGATGTTGCGCCCCTTTGAACTGGAAATCGATGCGATTTTTCCTTCATTTTTCAGGATTCTAATGTGCCTTGCAACGGTAGACGGGGATTGAAGCCCAACGGCTGCGGCAATTTCTCTGTAACTCGGGGCGTAGCCATTGGTGTCGTGGCAGTCCGATATGTATCTAAGAATGCTGCTTCGTGTATCATTCTGTCTCATTATAATCATCCTTCCATTCCATAAACCAGCGTCCAAGATTCGAACTGCCATAATCGCAGTTGTGTTCAAAAAACAGATAGCGGATTTGCCCACAGATTTCAAGTGTATAGCGGTCGCCTTGACCTCCTGCTTTGAGCGCTGGGGCAGGACGAATGTCCAGGACTCGATCAATTCTGTATCTAGCACCGTCTGTCCAGATGAAGGATCGAGGGAGCATCGTACCGTCCTCACGAAAAACGACAGACACAGGAAGGTATAGGCGCTTCCAGTGTTCTACGGCTTTGGGCATAGCGCCACCTCCTCAAAAGGGTGCAAGAAATAAACCGACATAGGATACGTCGGACTGTTGACGTATTCGGGTTACTTTTTCGCCTTTTGTTCGTGGCGGAGCTCTTCAAGGATTTCCAATTCAGCATTAGTAGCATACTGGTCGGCTTCAACGATACCAAGCACCCTTCCAACACAGCGGACATCATCGCCCTCAGTAAAGCGAAGGACGGGATACTCGGGATTGTGCGAATGGAGACCATCGGCCTGATACTCTTTGACAAATCCATCGCCGTTGACAATGAAAATGCCAATTTCACCGGGCTCAATAGAAGTAGTGTGCTCGATGAAGAGATCGTCACCATTGTGGAAGGTGGGTTCCATACTGTTGCCGGTTACAGTAATGATTTCATCTGCGCGACAGGCATTCCGATCGGAGCGGACATAGACATAATGGCCATTGCTCCTGGCCTCGAGGGGGTTGCCGGTACCGGCGGCGGTGAGCTGCTCGTTTTTGAAGGTGCGCTCAAAGCCGCGTTCGCAGCGCCTGCGAAGCTCTTGCTCGGCCTGTTCGAGCATGCTAGAAATCAGGGAATCAACCAGATCCTGATTGTTGCTGGTCAGGAGCCTGTAGTTGTTCATATGGCGCTGTTCCCTCGGGATAAGCTCACTGGGGCGGCTGGGCATTCCAAAAAATGCAGAGATAGACATATCCAATGCATCGCAAAGTACAGGGATGATGTTAAGGTCCGGCCTGGATCGGCCAGCCTCCCAGTTTGAAACAAGGTTTTTTGAAACACCAATCATATCAGCAAGCTGGGGCTGGTTAATACCGCGATACTGTCGCCAGGCACGAATAACCTCTCCGTAAGTCTCCTTGTTGAAAGCAAGGAGCTTTTCATTCTTGGCGCTAGAAAGGCTGATGACAGTAGAGCCAGCCTTCGCATCTTTCGTCGTTTTCATGGCACAACCTCCAGATCGTGATCTGCTTGTAGTGTAGCACACAAATTATGTACT